TTTCGTTTTATAGTTATTTCGTTTTATAGTTATTTCGTTTTATAGTTATTTCGTTTTATAGTTATTTCGTTTTATAGTTATTTAGTTCTAATTGAGGAGCGATTACCCTTTTTATATTTTGATTCTGTAATAAATTCATACATAATTCGGGTATTATTGCTACAAAATTCATATATGTTGTATATTTAAATTTTATACAAGTACTATTATCTAAATACTTTATACTATACCACCAATATGCTGGTATATAAATTATATCACCCTTCTTTACAGTTAACTCCAAACATTTCACTTTATCAAAATCGTGTTTATAATGTTCTTGGACCATCCAAGGATTTATTGGCGACCTAAATTCTAAATTCTCATAATCTAAATCTTTAAATAAATATTTACCACTTTTTGGTGGCGATAACATTAATTTTATTTCACCTTCTGTCACTAATATATAATTTCTATAATTTATATCATATCTTAGAGGCGTTGTTACCTCATCTCCCCCAATACATAAATCATATACTCCTCTTGCTAAATTCCCTGGTCTTAAAAACATGTCACTACTTTTTAATACCTTTATCAAACCGGTCTCTTCTATAAACTCGTCGTTACATTCTGTTAAATATTTTCTTTCATCCTTATTTGATAAGGAATCCATTAAACCATTCAATGATATAGGCATAAACAACTCGGTTTCCCCCGATGGTTTTATAGTGACATCTCTTATTTTTACATCAAATGCCCCATAATCTTCTATTAACTTTCTCCTTGTAAAATTACGATATAAGTCCTCGTCAAAAAACTTGAATAATACCGGTTGCCTTAAATCACATAAATCTTCCAACTGTTCTTTAGAACAACTATCAATTTCATATATCTCTAAATCATCTGATGTTCTCAAATGATGGTACACATGAACATAAATAAATAATACTATACAAAATATTAATGTTCCCCATAATATTTGCATGATTAATATTACATTAAATAATAATCATACGATACTTACTTATTATTTAACTTTAATTTTAATCTTCATTCTCATTTTAATCTTCATTCTCATCAAATATTATATTATCTAGTATGTCCTTTTCAGTTGCTTCTATTTCGGGAAAAGTCGGCAATACATTATCATTCGCCCCACCAACCACTGCTTCTAATAATACCTCATTTTTTATTGAAGCACTTTTCTTTCGAATTCTAGAAACTTCACTTACACCATTTACCTTCTCGACCCGTGTTTCTAAATTCTTTAGACTATTTTGGGTTGTGTTTTGATACTCTTTAAATGTTTTATCAAATTTATCCATCTCATCAACGGTGCTATTATGTTGTTCACATAATTCCTTTACCAACTCTTCTAATTCACCAATACGTTTTTTATCGGCTAAATGAAACTCAAATAATTCTTCCATTTTTTGTTCATGAAGACTTAACGCTTCTATCGAAGATATTTGCATTCTCCTACCAGCCCGTTCTACAGGAGCATCTCCCTCGATAATTACATTCTCCTTTTCCATACCGCTCCGTCGTCTTTTTACAGAAGCCAATGCCGCCGAACCACTCATAATATAAATATTATATAATATAAATATTATCTACTTCCGCATTTTCATATTTATCGTTTCGTGATATCTATAATCCAATATTTCAAAATCATCTAATCTATAATCCTCTATTTTCTCATATTTATTTTTTACAAATACTTTAGGCAATTTATATGGTGTTCTTTCTACTTGACCCTTCAAACTCTCTAAATGGTCATCATATATATGACAATTCCCTAAATGATATAAAAATTCCCCGGTCTCCAAATCACAATGTTTTGCCAATAAATGTGTTAAAAAACTATAGGATGCAATATTAAATGGTACCCCCAATCCTATGTCTCCACTTCTTTGATATAAACTACAATATAACTTATTATCTACCACATTAAATTGTGCTAAAACGTGACAAGGCGGTAATGCCATCTCGTCCAATTGGCCCGGATTCCAAGCTGACATCACTATTCTTCTACTATGTCTCTCATTTGGATCCTTCAAGCATTTTATTATATACTCTAACTGATCTACACCTTTCCCCGTATAATCCTCATTACAATCACTATATTTCGCATTAAAATGTCTCCACTGATGCCCATATACCGGTCCTAAATCATCTTCCTTTAGCGAAGACAACCCACGCGAATCCAAAAAATCCCTTGAACCATTCTCATTCCATATCTTAACCTTTTGCTCTTTTAATATTTTATTGTCTGTCTTTCCCGATATAAACCATAACAACTCCTTCAAACAACTCTTCCAAGCTACTCGTTTTGTTGTTAATATTGGGATTATATTATCCCTTAAATCAAAATGCATCACCCCCCCTATTACGGCTTTTACCATTCCATTTCTTCCTTCAATCATTTCACCATATTCATCTATTTGTTTAATTAAATTTATATATTGATTCTCATCGTGACTTTCACCCGTCTCTGCATCTTCTTTCATTTTCATACAAGCTATTCTCATCATTATTACTATATTTATTCCATTTTGTTTTAATTTCTTTTTATAAAACATATGGCTGAAAATAATAATCAAGATTTACCAACCGATTCCAGTAATTTTTTTAATTATGTATTTAATTTCAACGATGAAAATAAAAATGAAATTATGAACCTTATCCAGTACGCCATTTTAGCAATAATACCCGTCGTTCTCATTCTTAAATCGGTTAAAACCATATTCCCCGAAGATGACGAAAATAAGGGTTCTGCTGAAATTTTAGCAGAATCCATCGGTCAAATTATCTTCCTCATCATTGCTATTTGGCTCTCTGACCGAGCTATTAAATATGTTCCCACATACAGCAATACTAAATATTCATATTTTAACTTCATGCACGCTCTTATTCCATTTCTTGTCATTATATTAACCATGCAATCCAAATTGGCCGCCAAAATTAATATTCTTACCGAAAGACTATGTGACTACATATCCGGCGATAATAAACTACAACATAACACCCCCAGCCACGTCAAAGTATCGCAGCCTTTAGCCAACCGACCCGCCGTTTCCCACCAACCTAGCCAGTCCGACTATCTAGACCAGAGCCAACTTCTTCCTTCGAATCCACAGCTCACTTCTATGCCACAGCAATCACAGCAATCACAGCAATCACCGCAACAAGAACTATCACCACATACCCTTAATGAACCTACTGCCGCAAATGATGGCATGGGCGGATTTGCCACTTGGTAAATAATATATTCCTTATACGCGTTCCCTCATATTTTGGTTCACCCGACGTATTACCATTCATATAATTCTCATTTTTATACACATCTCGCGCCGAAATATTACTTATCTTCTAATATATATATCCATTTACAAATCGCGGCATCCATTCACGTAAGAGGACATACATAATATTAAAACTACTTAATGCCGATACCGAGTTATAATTTATGACCTTAAATTATAAATCTAAAAGAAACCCTAATAAAATATATCCCTATCCGTGGATATTATCTTCTATCATTATGTCACTATATGTTTGGTCCTTACCTATATTGAGTTATTTATTCGACCAAAATAAAAATAAATATTTATGTAATACACTCGTTATCTGTAGTGATAATACCTCTTTTTATAACAAAACCGGTAGTTTATATGGGTGCGGGTGTGGACAGGGTATATTCGGTCAATCTGTTTGCCCCGTTTGTGATTATGGATATACTATTAGTAGTTATATTGCTACTGCTCCTGCCACGGGCTTAATGGCATGCGTGTCCGCCTTTCCTAGTGCCGCAATATGGTTATTTGGTACTGGATCAAATAGGCTCTATTATGAATGTAGAAAGACTATACCTATATTTTTAATTCTTCTGGCTAAATCAACCATTATCTCTTTTCAAGTTTGTTTTTTTATATTCTTATTTGCTACAGATTGTATATTCCCGCACTTACACGATATTTCCGTATCACTATTTTGTTTATTTGGAATTATTCATTATTGTTTAATTGCATATATTTACCAACATTATTATGATGATAAACGAGGGAGTAAATACATTATTAATCTATGTTTAATATCGATGTTTAGTTTCTGTTTATTTATTTTAACAGGACACATATATGATACCCAACAAATATACCTATTCAAATATTTTCCTTGGGCCTTTGAGTGTCTAGGCATTACTACCAGTTTTTCTATCGCACCAATCATGATTTGGTATGAATATATTCATTAATAGAAATTTATATAAATTTCTTCTCTAATTCTTCCTTATTTTTGTTCGTTTTTTATATTCTTTTGATTTCCTACTTTTGTTTATCTTTGTTTCTCTTTTACCTTTCCTTTTCTTAGTTCTTTTCGTTCCTTTCCTTTTTTTCATTTTTTTTGTATTCTTGACCAGAAAATGCCCTTGCTTCTTCCGCATCTTTCCGCAATGCGGATGAACCGATTCGGTGAACTCGCCTACACTTCCACCGCGTCGCTGCGTGCCCAGCTTGGGGGGAAGATTAATGCGGTCGCGGTGAAGCGTTTTCTTAGTTCTTTTAGTTTTCTTTCCGCCAGCACGACGTTTATAATCTTGAGTATTACCATCCCGGGATAGGGGTCTTTTTAATGGCGGTCCATCTGGTGCTACCGCCACTTGAACTGGTTCTTCCTCTTTGTAGGCCGGTGGTGCTACCGCCACTTGAACTGGTTCTTCCTCTTTGTAGGCCGGTGGTGCTACAGCAATGTCTTTATCTAAGAATAGCAATAATTGTAATAATTGAGAATCAGATAATGTTATTGTTCCGGGCGTATGGGTAAATATATCTTTGTACTCTATTAAAAGATTATATAATTTATTATGCCTTCGTGGATTAATGTAATAACTACCGCCTGTAGCATTTTCCTGAAGAATATGTATAATATTAAAGGTTGAATAATTTAAATATTCTCTATTATTTTTTAAGACGTTACCTTTAACTTCGTTAATCACTTTAAATGCGATTAATTGTAAAAATTTAAAATATTTTTGATTTCCGGGGTGCGCTGCTGCCATTTTTTGGTCACGTGGCGTTGGGGCTCGTAACAACCCGACACCAGGAACATCTTCATGAATTCCATCAGTCCATGACATAGTAATGCCTGTTATTGATTTATAGTCTCGGTCGTTATAAAATTCCGTTAATGTACTAAATTGTTCACTACTAGGCAATTTATCAAACTCCGCAATGTTCATTTATATTATCTTAAGAATATAAATGAAAATTCTAAAATTTAATTAATCCATCAAGTTTATATTTTTTACATAAATGACAATAATATTCATTCCATAATTTATCACAATCTGGAATAGTATCGCTTTTACTGTAAAGGTCGTATTTGCTAAAGGTGTTTAATAATGGCAATAATTTTATTTTATCATCTCTACTTAATAAATGCAGATACTCGCCTTCTTTATGTAATGGATAAAACGAGTGATATCGAACCATTTTTAAACCGATATCAGGTATACTACAAGCGGAATTATTAAGAACGTGGTACAAATATTCATCGTGTCCCCAAGACATAATTAACTTGTCTATACCGCAATTCGGTTTATAGATTCCATATTTAGTATTAAAAATAATATTTTTGGTATCAGGATTTTCATCAAAATACTTATAAAAATGTATCTTCGGCGAGAACTGACAACCAATAACATAAGTGTCACCGACTACAAAATGTTGGGGTTCGCCAAATATAGTTAATATCTTTCCTAGGTCATGAATTAATCCAACCAGATGTAACCAGTCATCATTGGGGAAGTCTTTTCGAAGTCTTTCAGCGGTTTGAAATGCGTGTATATTATTACCAACATGAACATCTGGGTCAGATTCATCGATAAGAGAGTCTAAAAGGTCAAGTGCCTCTTTAATAGTATATTGTGCTTTTGTAAATGATAGCCATTTTTTTCGTTTATCTTTTACTACGGAATAGGTCATATATTTATGATTAAGTTTATAATTATTTTCCACGATAGCATGTTTTTTTGAATCAATATAATTTCTAAATGTCATTATACTAAATCATTGCGAAAAATTATTTTATCATCGTTTCCTTTGCGATCGTTTTTATTATTTTATTCTCGGCCCTTTCATTAGAAATATCGGTCATTACCGATTTAACCAATGCGATATATTCATCTTTCCCCGCGTCTGTGTCTGTCCAATCGGGATTTTGAATTTCCCATTGTGCGATAGCTTTTCTCTGTTTCTCGGCGACATCATTTATTGCGTATCTAAGGGCATTCTTACCGTCTTCTTTCTCCCATTCATCGTTCTCTTTAATATAAAGAACTTCGCGTTTCATATCCGTACAGTGAATAGGGCGTTTATAAGTATCTAATTCTTGTAAACCATTCACAAGTATGGTGCTAATGCTTTCGGATAGTCCGTTCTGTTGGCTACATTTAAGGTCTTTTAATTTTATTTCGATAGATGCTAAAAACTCAGACATATTTATAGCATCTCTACAAGTCTCATTTAAAAATACGTTGATATTAAGTTGATTATTGTTATAATTACCAATACAAGGAACCATATCTTGTATAATTTTATTTTGTTCTTTAATCTGGTTAAGCATGTCATTATGAATTAATTCATTTTGTTCTTTCGCCTGTTTCGCGAAATCTTCCTTAACATCGCTATCTCTGTTCAGTTTATCTAGGATAACTTTTACTAAATCCTTTAAATTTTCGCTTTCATGATTCAAGAGAATATCTTTTGTTGCTAATAGAGCATATTGTTCGGGATTTTCGTTTTCATTTGTTCGAGGGAAACATTGCTTTTTATGTCTCCATAACCCAGTCCTTTCTTTATAAACTTTTCCACAGTTAGAACAAGTATTTTTGGTGGATGTTGATAATGTTGATAATTTCTGGGGTAGTTTTCTCGTATGTTTTTTTGTGGACAGGTGTTGTTTCATTAGAAATAATCTAGAGCATTTATAGTCACATAGGCTACAATATAATTGTGAGCTAATTTCGCAAACTTTTATAAATTGGCGATTTTGTGGGTCGAGCATATATTTATATCAACAGAAAATATGCTTAAATTATTTTAATTTTAAGAGAAAAAAAAGTATGTAGGTAAAAATTGCCTACAACGAGAAATTTGGGAATCTGGCGACCTCTACATTCTTCTAGGCGAGGGGACTCTGAGGAACGTTTGAATGCAACAAAGTGATTCACTTTTCAAAAATGGACATGTCCACTTTTAACTTTTCATTTGACTTTACGAAAAAAACGGTCATTTGGTTCCAGAGTTCCTCAGAGCCCCTACATAATACCTACAAAAGAGTTTTTTTTAGAAAAGGGAACTAATTATTTACCTACACGTATCTAAGCGAAAGCGGAAGGTCGTAGTCTTTAGACCATACTGGTAATAGAATCAATATGCTCTCTAATATATTATGGTAAGGATGGTAACAAAATACAAATCAATGAGGGAATTGTGGACGATATAAATGTCAACCTAGAAGGTTGTAGGTAGAAAAAGAATAGAAAGGGGAGGGTCATTTTCAACAGAAAGAATCTGTTATGGTATTATGAAGATTTAATAGAAAATTTAATATATACATTGTATAGGGTGATATATCGTCACATGTATGGAATAGGTCTTGTTTAATAAACTGATGCGTTTGATAATCATTAATATTGAGTTCGCGTAGAATCGAAGAGACGAAATGCTGACAGGTGTTATTTTTATACCAATTGAAATAGTTCTTCTTACCGATATTTTTCTTTACCCTTGTAAGTATTTTTATAAGATTAGTGGAGAAAGGTATATCTAGATGTTTGTAGTGGCATTTATTGGATAAGAAGAAGTCGGTGGTTATATTAATATACCAATTCTTTTCGATAAGGATGAGTTTACTTTCTCTTGAGTCCGGTAGGCAGACCTCTGCGATAATCGAAACATGTGTAGGGGAGATATCTTTACCGGTGGTTTGTTTATAATAAAGTAGTAGGTTAGATAATTTATTGACAGATAGTATGTTCATGATAAAACATGTAATATAATTAAGATTATGTTTAACAAGATAAATGGATTTGATATTATATTTACCATATAACTTGATGGTCTTCTTGGTCGAAGAATTATATTTATTAAAATGTACACAATTAGAGAATATAAATTTTTTAAGACATCGGTATAAATAGATAGAAATAATAAAGAGAATAAAAAGGACGAGGGAGGAGAAGATAAAAGAGATAACTAAAATAATAGTACGATATTGCCATAAAAAGGATAGATTCGTATTAAGGATATTCAGGAAGGATAAATTATTTGTATTCATTAATAAAAACGAATAAAAAAAATGATGAATTAAACATAATTAAATATAATTAAACACAATTAAATATAAGATAGAGTATGGATATCGCAAAATTATTATCGGCATTAGAAAATGAGGATAATGATGTATTATTGGATTTAGATATGAAAAAGGTAAGTAGCATAAAGAACGATACACTGCAGAAATTAGGTGTGCCAAGAGTGATATTAAAGAAATTGCATAGACAATTAAAATGGTATAGATTCGTAGATGATATACCAGACATAAAATATGGAGCTTATATAAGGTGGATATCATTGAAAGACCCGACAAACATAAAATTAACAAATGGTGGATATGTATGCGAGATAAAGGTATTGGAGAAAGGAATAAATATATTATATAAGAATAATATGAATAAGCTATATCACTTATCGATGAATGACAATTTAATATTCCAGAAGTTAAATGAAGAGGAGTTAATACTTTTAAAGAGTTTAGATTATTTAAATAAGGAGGATTAATTAGATTTCTTTAATAACTTGCGAGTTTTATTTGATAAAATCCGTATATTTTTTTTACATCTAAATCCTTTGATAGAGACTCCTTTTTTTCCTAAAACACTATTTTTACAAATAGCGATTGAGGATTTATAATCTTTTTTAGGAAGGGAGTCGGATATTTTATGGATACATCGACATAATTTATTAGCGAGAATATCCTCTGCGGTTTTATAAATATCTAATTTGGTTTTATGATAATAGTTAACGTTATAAAAAGATAGTATATCCTTGTATTCTTTTAACGATAGGTGCATGATATATAGTAAAAAGATAAAAACTTAAATAATGGACCATTTTACCATAATTGTAAAGTTACCAAATATTACATGCGATAATTGTAATTAATAAAGTGACCGGAATAACGAGGACATAGAGACCGTATGTAATAGAGCAAGTGGTGTTTAGATAGACATATATATGTAAAAATATAATATATATATATGACAAAAATCAAAAAATATGTAGTATTTGATTTAGACGAAACATTGGGTTGTTTTGTAGAGTTAGGGATATTATATGATTCTCTACATAGGATGTATGGGGTAAAATTAACAAGTAATCATTTTAATAGGTTATTAGATGTATATCCCGAATTTTTAAGACCAAATATACTGAATATATTAAATTTTGTAAAGAGAATGAAGAAACGGGGAAAGTGTGAGAAGGTAATAATCTATACAAATAATCAGGGTCCATCGAGTTGGGCGAAGTTGATCATGGAATATTTCCATTATAAATTAGATTATGATTTATTTGATCAGATAGTAGGGGCATATATGGTAAATGGTCGGGTAGTTGAGGTCGGTAGAAGTAGTGACAATAAATTATATAAAGATTTGGTGAGGTGTGTAAATTTAACAGAAGATGCAAGGATATGTTTTTTAGATGACCAGTATCATGAAGGCATGAAACATAGCAATGTTTGTTATATAAATGTCAAGCCATATAAGCAATATATACCACTCGGCGAGATAGCAAATCGTTATTATGAGAATTTCAATCCAAAGGTGGATAAGAGTATATTTATAAATATGTTAATATCTTCAATGAGCATATTTAGTTTAAGGATAGTGGTGCTAGAAGAGATGGAGAGGAATGTGGATACAATAATAGGGAAGAAGATGTTAGAACACGTGAAAGACTTTTTCGTTAAGAAGCAAAATAAAACAAAAAAGAGAAGATATGATAATAAGAATAATAAGAATAATAAAAGTAAAAAGACGTAACCCCTACCAGAAAATGAAACTATGATATTTACATCTATATGTTTATTTTAGATTATAACATAAATCCATTATAATAAAGATGCAATATCATTTACATAAAATTAATGTAAATGATATTAATTTACTTCTTCATACATTTCATTTGTTATATACAAATGAAAATAGTTTATATGATATATGAATTGATTATCTCCCGACGAATCCTGAATGAATTTAAGATTGATTTGTGATAATATTATATGGATTAATATTATAATGAAATTATCTGTTGATAATCAACAAAGAGTGACAACGGGTATGTTGATGATATTAGAGTTTTATAAAGTTATGATGGCTACTTTCTTGGTTATATTTGTGCCACAAGATTGTAATGATAAAGTATGTACTTTAACCGAGAATTTTAATAACACGGATTCGATTCATAGAGCTGCTTTAATTTCCAATTTTGCCACTTTTCTTTACATATTAAATTTCTATCGTAATGAAATTATGAGGGAGGAATGGTGTATAAAATATTTAGATATTGACCCAGGTAAACCGAATAATTACTTGGATGAAGAAATAGAAGATTATCCTCTTTATAAGATACAGATGAAGTCTATGAACAAAGAGTATCTTAATTCCCTTTATATAGCATCCGGATTATTACTTTATAATTTTGGTATTTCGGGGGTAGCAATTGGTCAAAACTATCAAGGTGCGAATACTCTAACTTCAATCATAAGTTTCCTTCTTTTATTAGGCGAAAAGCTTTTTTCATCTTATAATGTTGGGAAGAAATCGGTGAAAGATGAGCGAGCATTTAGTGCCTATATGAAAATATCTCGAACCTATAATACAATCGACGAAGACTTTAGAATGAAAGAAGATTTAGAAGAACCCCCGAAAGAAAACATAAATGATGTAACACATAACGATGGGTGTGAAGTTGCCTCCAATGTTGGTAACATTGTAGTCGAGATGATTGAAAATAACAAATAAATGAATACATAAAATATGAAAACGGCATTTTGAAATAGTCAATGATGTAATCCAATAAGGATAAATATCACAGTAATTATTTTTCATATTCGATATTATTTTTCATATTCGATATTATTATTATTATTATATACATCTAATGTTCTGGCACTAGAATCGGTGGCGTTTACATACTTAGGCATCCAAAAGTATGGTAGTATATCCGCCGACATAGGATAATGTTTATCAAATATGCTCCTATAATATTCTTGTTCCTCGGTCTTTGGTGGATTTATTTCGGGCTCTAATACATCCCGATTGAGCTCAACGTTTTTTACCTTCTCTCGAATTATCTCAAACCAACTACCAGCATTACCACTGACCCCATCACTAAAGGCCTCTTTAGTTCTCCATAAAATCTTTTTTGGCAATAACTCGGGTGCAAATGTCTCCACAATATCTCTTAAGAAATATTTTTCCATTTTAGGAGAACTCTTATCATATATAGGACATCGTAACTTTAATGGTATATTTAAGTACATCTCCGCAAACGATTTATCCAAAAATGGCGTTCTAGGTTCTAAACCGTGAGATGATATACTTTTATCTGACCTTAAGACATCAAATGTATGGATATCATTTAACAATCGCCTACATTCTTTATCAAATTCATATGCGTCAGGAGCCTTCAGGAAATATAAATAACCTCCGGCGACCTCATCACTACCGTCGCCATTAAAGATGACTTTAGCATCACTATGTTTTCGTATATATTTACCGATTAAATAATTCCCTACGCTAGCTCTTATCGTGGTAGTATCATAACTTTCAATTGATTCAATTACCTCGGGTATTGCGTCCCAAAACTCATCGGGGGTCAATATGATTTCGGTGTGTTTTGTATTTAAATGTAGGGCTACCTTTCTAGCATTTATTAAATCGTCCGAACCATCCATACCGATACTATATGTTTCTAACTGCTTATCGTAATATTTATTCACCAAGGACGTAATCAAACTACTATCTAATCCGCCGGATAATAAACAAGCGATAGGTCGGTCGGTTGTTCCTACCACTCTCTTATATACAGCCCTTTCTAGCGCGTTCCATACGTTTTGTTTATAAACGGTTTCTTCATCGGCAGTAATATCCGTACGGTAAATCTGCGAAGAAGCGAAAGGTAGATGATATATTTTATTCTTTTCAATACATTCCCACGTGGAACATGCCATACTATCCTTTTTATAACTTGAAAAAGTTCCGGGTTTAAATTGTTTTATTTTTAGCTTTGATTGAGTATGTCCGGTTAAATCTTCTTTTAAGAATGGAGAGAGACTATTTGGCCTATAGCTACTATAATATGTAGTCTCATCCGGATTGATAAAACACTGTAACACCTTTAACTCTGATGAAAACCCGATAATATTATCATATATCTTTCTCACATTTTCATTATTATCATCAATATTCACATATTCATCGGGTGAAGATAATTCGTATACCGGACGCACCCCATAAGGGTCTCTCGCGACATGAATAAAAGGACCGGTATCTGTACCACTTCGGTCATATAAAACAAAACCAAATACCCCATCTAGTAAAGATAATGTATATTCAATTCCATATCTTTTATATAAATGTATAATGATTTCACAGTCGGAATTTGTTTGTGGTTCAATGTTTAATTGAGAAAATAGTTCCCGGAAATTATATATTTCACCATTACAAATTAATAAAATATTATCGATCAATATTGGTTGATGTGATTTAGAATCCAAACCATTTATTGAAAGTCTATGAAAACCGATATCTAATAAATCGCCGGCTTTTGATAATGCCGACATATCTGGTCCTCGCCGGTCGCCTTTATTAAAAGCGTGTTGTATATCATCGTGTTTAAATGTTTGATGATTATTAAGTAACGCGAATATGCCACACATTATATTTTTATATAATCTTTACTTTATGTTCTATTATAAATAATTGTATGCGATTTGTCTATAATTATTATGTAAATAATATATAATGACAGATATGTATGGAACAATTAATGGGGTTCAAATTTGCAATTTATTTAGAACCGAAGAATTAAATCTTAGACTCGCCGAACGCAATATCCCCACAAATGATTTGGCCCCGCAATTTAGTATGCGACCTGTCGCTACGAAATATTCTTTAATGCCCATTGTTGACCCACAAATCGAATCTAAAGTAGCAATTAATCATTTACCTACTTATAATGTTCAACAGACATTTAATCCGGGTACATCGCAGGGACCTTGGAGTGGGTTTTCATCAAATATAAATGACGAATCGAATTTAAGAAATCAGTATTTTGCTTTACAAAATTGCCCCCACACCTCATATATACCATCTAGTAATAGTGATATGTATAATGTAAAGGTAGAAGGTAAACCGGTGATACAGACACATCCCCAATTATTTAGGAATGAGGAGTTTAGTAATTTTAACCCAAATATTTGTAATACCGGATATAATTTATTTAATAATTGCACACGTCAGCAATTAAAAGATTAATATAAATAATAGTATTATGATTAATTCCTGCGAAAAAGACACACTTAAATTTTTAACCAACCCGATTTATAAACCGGATGTAGAAAATGATTGTGCGAAGATAAAAATAACAAATGTTAATAACGACGAAAAGAGATTTTACAGAAGAAGAATTACAGCAATGACAAAAGAACTATTTAAAAAGAAATCAAATAACGAGGAAATTAATAAAACATTTGAGAATTATATATCTTGTCTAATTCAAAATTTTAAGATGACCGATAAAAAAGATATTATTCAAAGCGAATATGATGACATTAAGCTAGATGTGAACTATGAAAATGTCGACCCACATTTTGATATATTGTTAGAAAATGCGAATAAAAATATGATGATTCATAAAAAAGAGGATTCACCATTGGATGGTTTTGTAATCTCGAATAAAAAGAGAATTGATAAAGAAGAAGAGGAAATATTACCTTCTATAAAGCAAATAAATTTAAATGATGAAAAATTGAAAACAAAAGGTATTAAAAACAAAAAGGTCTTAAAATGAAAAATAATTTATTAAATATTAATAACTTATTTTTATAATGTGTTTACGGTTTATTTTTGTTTTCGCGTGATTTATACGTCCGCCTCAATGGGGAGCTTCTGTACGGGGACCTTCGGTACGGGGACCTTCGGTACGGGGACCTTCGGTACGGCGACAGCAACATTCTGTCGCCGTTGGGGTGGGGGTGGGAACAAACCGGGCTTATTCGCCACATCGCTAGTCTTATTCGCGTCGACATTCTTCGGTACGGCAACATTCTGGCTTCTATGACTATTTGTTGGCGATGCGCGTGGCATTGGCGGTAAAGGTTCCGGGGTTGTAGATACCGGTGTCACTGGGTTCGCTGGTGGGAACAATCCGGCATTCTTATCCGCCTCGACCTTCTTATCCACCTCGACCTTCTTAGCGAATTTAGCTTCATATATGTCATTACCCTGTTCGCCCTTTCTAACTAAAATGGTAGTCCAGCCATCTTCTAGTCCATCCGTGCTAGTTTTTTCAGTAAGCGTAGAACGTAACCTCTCTATTGTACGATCCGCAGCATGTATTGCTTTTAGTAATGCAGTTTTTTCGGTCAGCAAATCCTGAATACCTTTTTGTTTATCATTGTTATTATCAAACTTACGGCCTAGTACATCGAATTGTTCATGTAACCCCGCGAGCACGTTAGTAATACCCGTATTGGTGGGTGGATTTGATGAACGGTTGGTTATTTCATTACGATTTTTGTTTATACTTTCTTCGTGTTTACGAGTTGTCTCTTCGGCTGCTTTTTCTTCGGCTGCCTTTTCTTCGGCGGCCTTTTCTTCGGCGACCTTTTCTTCGGCGGCCTTTTCTTCGGCTGCCTTTTCTTTGGCTGCCTTTTCTTCGGCTGCCTTTTCTTTGGCTGCCTTTTCTTCGGCTGCCTTTTCTTCGGCTGCCTTGAACATTTTCTGCGAATCGGCGGCTGCATCCTTGGCCTTTGCTGTCACTGCCGCTGCTTCCTTGAGAGTATTTTTATCCACAGTACGTTCATTTCCGACGGGCTTAGCTTTCTCCTCTACCACCGATGATGGTTTGGCCTTTACTTTGGCATCCATTACTTTGGCATCCATTACTTTGGCATCCATTACTTTGGTATCGTTTACTTTGGTATCGTTTACTTTGACATCGTTTACTTTGGCGGCCTTTTCTTTGGCGGCCTTTTCTTTGGCGGCCTTTACTTTGGCTGCATTTTCTCTACCAATATTGCCTCTAACTAGTTTTTGTATGCGTTGAGCGGAGTTTTCTTCGGCGGCCTTTTCTTCAGCGGCGTTGCCGAGGTTGTCGTGTTTTAGTTTATCTCGAACAATTTCTAGTTTGGTCGTTAGGTCGGTCTTGAGCAGCTGATTCTCGCTAATCAATTTCATTATGTTGATCCAAAAATCGGGATCACGTGGCTTATGTTGATAATCGCGATCATAAGTTTTAAAATATTTATGCGCACTTAGATAAAGTACCATTCGAAGAAAATAATACATAGTATCATAGTTGGATTTGGTCATCTTATTCGCATCGGGCTTGATGCCAATAAATCGCGCAAACTTAACAAATATAGGTGGTTTTACATGGGTGGACGGGGTGTCATTAATAATGAAGAACTCGGTAGAGGCGTTGTTGTAATAGTTGTCACTAAATATCTTCGCGCCCAATTTAAGGTGGAGTTTTTTAAATGGGGCAAGAAGAGGGTCATCCTTGTCGCCGCCAGTTTTTAATTTGCGAGTTTTTAATTTACGTGTTTTAGAAGATATAACGCCGGTCTTTAATTTAAATCTTCGGGCAGTATTAGCCATATATATTATACAAATATGATTTTAATAAAAGAATTGCTAAATAAATTATATAGATATAAATTAGATGAAAAGTAAAAGATGGAAGAAAGTAGCTTGTAGTGCAGCAAAAACACAAAAAAAAGGATATTCTTGTTTTAATTATAAAGAAATACTTGAACTAAGAAAATATTGGAATACAAGACATCCAGACTTAAAAATAAGGTCAAAGAATGGAAAGATGATATGGGGTCATTTAAAGAAGTATATGTCGGGATTTTGCTATTCGGAGAGATGTTGGTTACAGCAACGATTTATGAATAATAAGGTAGGAAAGGAGTTATTAGAACATACATTTTTGGTATCGGCGCCGGATAGTTGGAAAAGGAACCCGAGAGAATGGTTAAACAGTTTAGATTTAGAGAATATAATGAGACAGTATGAGAATAATAACAAGGAGTTTTTATTTATAGGTCCATCACCGATGGACTTTGACGCAAAAAGATTATATAATGGGTGCGTATGGGAGGATATATGTAAGTTTAGTTTAAAAGAGGTGATAAATGAAAAGAAAAGAAAGATAGGGTTTATATTTAATTTAGACCCACATTATAGGTCGGGGTCGCACTGGGTATCAATGTTTGTAGATTTAACAAAGAAATATATATTTTACTTTGACTCAAATGGTGATAGAGCGCCAAAAGAGATAAATGTTTTAGTAGATAGAATAATAGAACAAGGAAAAGAGTTAAAAATGAAACTAAAATATGTAGAGAATTATCCGCGAGAACACCAAATGAAGAATACGGAATGCGGGATATATTCAATATATATGATAACGTCGCTTCTAAAAAATGAAAAGAAGGTGGAGGATTTTACAAGCGAAACGAAGAGAAGAATAACGGATGATGATATGTTTAAATTAAGGGAAAAGTATTTTACACATAGGCACATATAAGACGGTGTGGGGTGGTAATTATAATTTGGCGTGTTAAATAATATGCTCTCTGGGATGTGTAATTTCGAGGGAGGGGGGGGTATATTAATTTACATATTAATGTAAATAATAAGATAATATTTTTATAAACATAAAAATATTATTAGTAAGTAATATTAATGAATGAGGTAGAGACGATAGATAACAAAGGTTTATTATGGAATTTATTAAGTGATGGGAGAATATTTGATAATATACCAGAATCAAGAATAGATTTAATAAAGGTTCATTTTGAAAGAAAAATAAAGGAGGTAAAAGACAATTCGAAAAGGGAGGATACACTAACAGACCTAAATAAGAAGATAATCAAAGATTTGATGCAAGAGTTGGATGTTTATAGAATAAAGAAGAAAGAAATGATAGAAGATAAAATAGTAGACAATAATTTAGGACGGAAGAAGTATTTTGAGGAGACATTACAAGCACATCAAAATGATATGAGTGAGCAACTTAATTTAAAACCGCAAGATGAGATAGATTTTAGCGATAATATAAAAGAACAACCGTTAGCAAATAAGGATATAGAAGCGGCGATAAAGGAAAGGGAAAATGAACAAAAAGCATATGTCCAAAAAGATAAATTATCAAATAATTTAAAAATAGGGGAGTTGGTAAGTTTAGAAAATAGTATAGTTGAACCAATAGATACGGGAAAGAGAGTAACATTCGAAGTAAATGAAAGGGATGAAAGGGGTGAGATGGGTAAATCAAGTGAAGGGGTGGATAGTTTTATGTCTAAACTAAAAGAGAGAGAAGATAAAGGGGTGGGAAGGGATGAGATAATAAATGTCCAAATAGAAAAGATAATGAAGGAGCTAATAATGCTAAAGGCGATGTTAAATAATGATTAATTAATAAATTCAATATTTACGTCGCCATTGGAGGTTCTTTTAATTCTTCCGACGAGTTCTAATTGTTGATTTTGTTTAAAGACGTCGGGGTCATAAAGTTCGTAATTATTTTTATCAATGATTTTTCTTAAATACTTGGTACCGTGAATTTCAACATGCGTAAGATTAGTTTTGACTTGTCGTTTATTTAAAGAGGCAACATCGTCGGTATCTTCGTCGTTAATAGATGGGTTAAATGAGAATTTATTAGGGTCATTGCTTGTAAAGGTAAGACATTTAAGACCTTCTTTATTATGAATGAGGCAATCCATGGCGGATTGTTTGACACCGGTAAGAAGTTGTTCGACGATATTTTCTTTAAGATTGGCGATTTCAAAGATGGTTTCGTCGCTGGTAAATGGTGTTTTGTTATCAATTTTACTTCTATCCTTAAGACGTAATTCGATGGATTCATCACTATATTTTTGCTTTTCGGACAAGGTCATAAGATAGATAAAAACTTGAACGGTTCTAAGTTCTTCTGGAAGGTCTTGATGACTACATATTCGGCGGGCCCTTCCAATGACTTGTGTAGTTCTAACGGGATGCCAATAAGGTTCGGTAATATGAACGTACCTGACATTTTTTAAACTAATACCTTCGGCTCCGGAAGCGGTAATCATAAATACTTTAATGATATCACCATAGACGTTATTGTCTGAGATAGTGGTAAGTTGTTCGGCTAATATAGGTGGAATGAATTTCCAAGAGCCATTAAATATATTTCTAATAATTTCTTTCTCTTCGGGGCTTTCAGTGCCGGTATGTAGTGCAAACATGGGTTTATGTTTGTCTTCCTCGTTGATATCAAGAAGCCAATTACCCTTACCATGTTCTTTAATTCTAAATTGTGCGAAACCATTTGCTTGAAGGACGATTTTAAAAATACCGATACCTTCAAGGGTTCTAAATTGGCTATAAACAAGATGAGAACCAATGTGGTCGGTATTTATAATATTATTTAACATAGAAAGGAACTTGGGGCTATAGGTTTCTAATTTATCGGGTAATAGAAACTGATCTTTATTTTGGTGTAGAAATAGTAGGGATTTTTGAATAAGTGCTTGATATTTATCGGGAATAACATGAAGGTCTTGGTCGAGTTTAGACTTATTCTCAATTTCTTCAAGTTCTAGGGTGTAATTTTCATCCTTTTGTTGTTCTAATGGAACGGCGTCAATAAGGTCTTCGTCGACGATTTGTATGGCATCTTCTAAATTGTTAGTATTGGAGGGTATGGGACGTTTGTGTTCGGTAGGAAATACGAAATTACAATATGCTCTCGAAAAGATGCGGTATGTAGAGACGGCATCATCAAAAAGGTCGGGGTTCTTACCAATATTTTTTTTCTTTTTTTTAGCATTTTGTGATTCAAGTTTTCTCTCGGCAACTCTGGCGGCTTCATAAACGCCGAATTGGTAATCGCTCATGGGAATATGAATGACGCGAAGGTTTTTAGCTTTGGTAAACTTGGGCATAAGCGTTTCTTGTGCGCTTCTAAAATAAGAGGTAAGTCCCATAATTCTTCGACTAAACATACCCATATTTTTAACAATATTGGTGGGTCCAATAAATGCTGCTCGAAAATCATCCATTTTATCTGGGAGAGCGGTGTGATTATGAATAACCAAATCGGCAATAGATATTTTATGTTTACCTAATGTTTTACGAATTAATGATTCAAATTCATCGTGTCCGATGAGACCGTGTTCGCCTAATTTAACGCCTAAATAATCGCTAGAAGTATGTGTAGTTTTATTAATAAAACCGAATGGATTTCTAGTAATAGTAAGAGTAGTAGATGTAGGATTATAATCAATATAATCAAGAACGATACCGGTATTGGTAGAAGGTTTAAACATTTTTTGAAAGAAGGCAAGATTAACCTTGTGTTTGCTCTGTATGGTAAGTTTAAAAGTCCATGTTTTGATATATCCTCGAAGAATATTAAATAAAACGGCGATTTCGTTTGGATAATTAATAATAGGAGTGCCGGTTAGTAATATAATTTTACAATTGGTGGCGGATTTTAAATATTCGTATAAATCGCCAAACATAGAAGATTTAATATTTTTATTAATTTTGTTGACAATTCTACTTATGAAATTATGTGCTTCATCAATAATAACAACTTTATGGTCGAATGGATTGATGGTATGTTGTTGAGTTAATTCGTCAAGATGAGTTTTCCTCATACCATTATAACTAATAAATTGATATTTATGGTTGATCATAACATTAATTTGTTGGTCAAGCGTGCGTTTAGAAGTAGCATCTAAAGAGTCATAATTAGAGGATTTTTTAACATCAACCAACCAGGCTCCGCCGTGAGTTTTAATATATTTAGTAGGGATGGAGAGAACGTGAGACAAGATATCGGTTAATTCTTCATTATCCTGTGTATTAATAAATTCCCAGTATTGATTTTTAAGATAAAGGCAATCGCCACATTTTTTTAATTCTTCAATATAATTAGTTCTAAGAGAAGCAGGTGTGAGAATCATAACCGTATTAGAGGATTTTAATCCCTCGGCGATAGCGATAGAAGTGCATGTTTTGCCGGAACCAAGTCCGTGAAACAATAAAAGTCCTCTATAGGGAGAGTATAAATTAATATAGTCGCGGACGATTTTTTGATGGGCCATTAATGAAAACGGTTTATCATCATCATAATCACAGCTAGCGTTAGCATCTTGTTCTTCGAGTTCTTTTTTATATTTTTTAAGGAGTCGGTCATTAATAAACTTAATAAAATTTTGTCGATTATTCATATAATATTCGGATAGATGGATGGATTTAGGAAGTAGGTTTTTAGGCAAACGGTCTTTAATAGATGAGTCATTAATGATGAGTTGAGAAATAGGAATGGTTATATTTTTAGGAACGTGAACGCTGGTAATGGGTATACTTTTAGGGATACTGGGTATAGGTGTATCATTAGGTAGTAATTGAGATGGTAGATTAGGTTGTCTTGGAGGAGAGATAGTATCGATGGATGGTTTTATAGAAAGTTCAAGAAGTGGTATAAGATTAAGCCGTTTAGTACGTTTAATGGGCTTAATTTTATAGGTTTGATGAGAGGGAACATCAAAGATTGGGGTATGCTTTCTTTTAAGAGAGAGAGTATTTTGAACGGGGCGGTTTTTGTGAAATTTTAATAAAAGTTCTTGTCGGGTGGTTTCGTCAAGCATATTTTTATCTTTCTTAAAAAGAGCGCGGTCCTTATTAAAGACGTCGCTTGTAATCGCGTCAAGGATAGGATTATCTTTTGAAAGGATGACTTTAAAATCTGTTTTAAGTTTAGGAGTAGGTTTAGTTGTAAAATTTGCTAAAAAAGATTTATCCATTATAGAATTAATATATATATTAATATTTAAAATATATATATATTAAGTAAAATATGTATAGTTTATCAATAGATAATAGTTCAATAAAAAGAATAAAAAAGGACGTATTAAAAATAATGAAAGACTATCTAGATGATGGACAAGATAGAAGACATCATATAGTTGAAATAGAAAAAGAAGGTATAGGAGAGAGATATAATATGGAACTTATTGATCGAAAGTTTGTAAAGCTTTTTCGCAAGCAACCTGTTCTGCCTTTTTTTTAATTTTGTGGGAGGAGCTTCCTAAAAATATAAATATGAATCCTTTCTCAATAAGAAGTTCTTGAAGTTTAGCAAATGTTCCAAAATGAGTAAAAGGTAACGCATTATTAGGGTCGACGTTATGAAGTTCTATTCCAATCCGGAGATAAACACCCATATTATAACCACGGTCAACATCATATGTCAATTCGATATAGTCTGGGGTGGTCTTGAACTCTTTCTGTATTTTTACTTGTAGTATATTTTTGAAATTATCATCGGTACTAATTAATTTCATCCAGTCAACGTGTTTCTCAAAAATGTTTTCAATAAATACCTGGGCCATTTGAAACCCAGGACCACATAAAAATAAATCACTAAACCAATTTTCTTCATCATTAACATCTATTTTATTAAAATCAAGAAATAATGCACCGATGAATGCTTCAAATAAACATCCCAACTTTTTTAAGTTAGTTCTTATCTTTTTCTCCTCTGCATTTTTAGATAAGACGAGCCATTTATGTAAGCCGAGTTCATATGCCAATTTCCCAATATGTTCGTTTTTTACAAGAGCGATTTTCTTTTCGGTCATAAATCCCTCGTCAGCCTTGGGGAATCTGCGATAAAGATAATATTTAGTAATTAATTCCAAAACCCCATCACCGATAAATTCAAGTCGTTCATTAGATTTTTGTTTTAGTTCCAAACATTTTTCCGGCTTGCGAACAATGGTAATATTAGACAGATTGTTTTCTAATAGAGGGCGTTTGACATAAGACCTATGAACAAAAGCTCTTGTATAAAGCGATAAATTAAAAAGATTAGTAGATACACCATATTCATTTAGAATAGATTGAACTTGATTCAATCTAATCTCTCTATTTTCCGGATTAAATGGGTCGTAAATAAATCCTTCTTCTGTATTTTGAAAATCGGTATCTTGATTACACATTTTTTGTAGTTCTCCTTCGCCAATATGTTCTTCCATTACTTTATGTACGACATTATCTTTATATATTTAGCATAAATATTATAAGGTAATAATATTATATTATATTATATTATAATGGTAAAAGTTCGTGGAATGGGTTCTACTAGTATGACAAATCAAAATACTTGCGGTGGAAATATCAAAGGAGGATTAGCACCAACAACAAACAGTTCAGCCAATAGCCATCGTGCATATGTTAGCACAAATCCAGCAACAATGACGCAAAAGGACCTCGGGGACAAATGTGTATCAGGAGATAAATATCATCCCACATATTGTTGTCCGGTAGGCGTAGGACTAATGTACACTCACGTTGGTGGGAGAAGATAAATACTAAATTAAAATAACTTAATAATCATTATCTAACTATAATAATGATTATTAAAATCGATTACCGCGAATATGATTTGCTTGAATACTTTGCAAGTAAAGAACCGTGTGATATGGTAAAGACCCAAAAAGAGAATTTATCAATAGGTGATATAATAATTAGTGATGATAATAATAATGATATATTAATTATTGAGAGGAAAACGATAACAGATTTAGCATCAAGTATATATGATGGTAGATATAAAGAACAATCATTTAGATTACAAAATAGCGAAATACATAATCATAATATAGTTTATCTAATAGAAGGTAGTTTAGATAAAAAATTATACACGAAATCGATAAATAGAAATACATTGATGTCGGCGATATTTTCCCTGAATTATGTGAAAGGTTTTAGCATAGTAAGAACGTTTACCACGATTGAAACCGGAGATTATATTCTACAAATGGTACATAAACTTAATAAAACAGAGACACAGTCTTACTATACCCGAGAAGATAAAGAGGGAGGAATGCAATATAGTGATACGATAAAGTGTGTAAAGAAAGATAATGTAACAAGTGAAAATATAAGCGAAATAATGTTGGCCCAAATACCAAATGTGAGTATAAATGTTGCGCGAAAATTGATAGAAAGATTTAGTAATATAAAAACACTAATAAAGAATTTAGAAGAGAATAAGGATTTATTACTGGATATTAAAATAGAAGGAAAAGAGGGTAAATTACGGAAATTGAATAAGAACACAATCGCGAATATTTATAACTATTTAATTAACGTTTAACTAATATATCATCTTCTTTATAGTCGCCTTTATTAATTTTATCTTGTGTAAATCGCACCCCACCCCAATTAGAATCCATAGGATTGGCGCTGATCTTATCTTTACTATGAAACTCGTTATCAATCGGCGTATTTAGACCGATGTAAAGATTTTGTGGGTCGAAACCTGGATACTGATTTTTATTAAAACCCGAACTATCATTTGCATCTATAATTTTACTCACCTCGGGTGGATATAAATATTCGACATCTTTATCTGGAGACTCATTATATACTTTGCTTTGAACATCATTTAAATAGATGGTTTTCTCCGATAACCCACCGTGTAGTTCGGTGGGACTGGGTCTTATTTTATATACAAGTTGGTCCTGTGTATCGTAACCTTTCTGTAGATATAAAACGGGACAACGAATGCCTCTACGACGCAACCAGTCAATATATTCAGTATATTCTTCTAAATTATTAAACGAAATAGGGTTAACACCGGGAACCTTGGCTTTTGTAGAGTTATAAAGAAATACTTTATTGTGTTTCTGGTATAAGATATTGGGACATATATCGTTAGATTGTGAGAAATTTTCTACTAAATTTTCATTCAGTAGATAATAATATAATCCCATAAGAAAAACCGAACAAATTATAATTAATTTAATATTTTTAATCATTATAATATATAATATGAATAAAAATATTGAGAGAGAAAAAGAATTATTTGGTAGACTATTAAAATCGGGGAAAAGCGGCATAGTGAAATTTTACATGAATAACTGTCCCGCGTGTATGGCGATGGAAGACGAGTGGAATAAATTTATAAAGGATTCAAGGGTTATGTTCCCGGGAGTAATGATTCTAGCTCTAGAAAGAGAATTAATAAGCGAGTTTAATTTCCCCGCGAAACAACATATATATGGTTACCCAACAATATTAGAAATATTACCCGGGGGTAAAAAGGGGCGAGAGTTTAATATGTCTAGAACCAAAGATAAACTAATCGAATTTACAAAATTAGTATTAAGCAAGGGGAATAAGACGATGAGAAAGGAGAATAAGACGATGAGAAAGGAGAATAAGACGATGAGAAAGGAGAATAAGACGATGAGAAAGGGGAAGAATGGCGGTTCTCTCAATGCGAGTGGGTCATCGTCACAAGAAAGAATAGAGGGGGGGATAATAAATAAATCGAATACCTTTTTTTTAAACATGATTGACGCAGGAAAAGGAATTCTTAATAGAGGTAGGGGTATGTTGAATCGTGGAAAGGAAGTATTAAATGGTAGAAAGGATTTATTATTAAATAAAATGAAAGGAGGTTCGAGGAGAAAGAGTAGAAGAAAGAGTAGAAGAAAGAGTAGAAGAAAGAATAGAAGTAAAAAGGTAGTAAAAGGGAAAACTATATGAGAGAGTATTTGAATTAGTTTAAATTATAAAATTGAGTTAAAACTAATTCAATAAATAATTCCAGAATGGAGTACACATACAAGTTAACAGCATTTAATGTTTATGATGATAAACCACGCGATACATCAAATATAGAACCTCGAAATATAGGCGGATATATGGAATATATGGTAGAAATGTTTGGGATAAATGAAAAGGGTGGCACGGCGACGATATATGTAGAAGATTTTATGCCATTCTTTTATGTAAAGGTACCGGATGGGTGGGGGGAGACGGATAAATTAAGATTAATAAACCAATTGAGGGGAGAAGTAGGGGAACGCTTTGAATATGGAATAGTAAATGGGGTGTTAGTAAAGAAGAAGAAGTTATATGGGTTTGATGGGGGTAAGGAGCATAATTTCGTTCAAATAAACTTTAGAAATGAGAAAGTGTTCAAGATGGCGAAAAGATATTGGATGACTTATAGAAATGTGGATGGGAAAAACGAGTATATAGTAGATCCGGATGGATATGAATGTGGTCCAGACGCAACATATCTTTATGAGGCGAATATTCCGCCATTATTGAGATTATTTCACGTGCGAAATATTAGTCCATCGGGGTGGGTGGCATTACCAAAAAAGAATACAAGAGTTCATAATAGTAAACGGGGGACATTAAGTGACAATGAATATACGATAAGTTATAAAAAGTTACTACCTCTAAATAAAAAAGAAGATAGTGTTCCATATAAAATATGTAGTTTTGATATTGAGGCGAGTAGTAGTCATGGTGATTTTCCGTTGGCAAAGAAGAATTATAAGAAGTTGGCGGAAGACATAGCTAATCTGTGGACGGAGAGAGATGAATATGAGTGTATAGATAAAGAGTTAATAGATAATGTATTTTATGCGGCATTTGGGGTAAAAGGATTTGAGATGGAGAATATAAATAAGGTATATACGATAGATAAGATAAATGAGAATGAAATAGATAAACGGGTAAATAGTTGGGTGACATTGAAACCGGGATATAATAATAATACAGATGAGGACCTAAATTTTCATGAAGATGATGAAGATGATGAAGATGATGATGAGATAGATGAGGGTGAAAATGACAAATCGGTAGAAGTGGTGGGATTTAAGAGAAATAAGCCAAAGGTAAAGAATTATAAAAAGAAGGATGCAAATATGATAGATATGTTAAATGATAAGAGTGTTATAAGGGATACATTGATATTCGAATTGACACGGGGACTAGACCGAGCATTCCCTCGTTTAAAAGGAGATGAGGTAACATTTATAGGGTCAACATTTTTGAGATATGGAGAAGAGAAACCATATTTAAACAATTGTATAGTAAAGAATACTTGTTATACGCCGAAAGATGTAGAGAATTGTGAAATAGTTCCTTGTAAGAATGAAAAGGATGTATTAATAAAGTGGGGTGAATTAATGGAGAAAGAGAACCCGGACATCTTAATAGGTTATAATATAATGGGTTTTGATTGGTTATTTATGTATACCAGGAGTGAAGAGTTAGGGATAGTAAATAAATTTGCTCGACTATCTCGAAATAAAAAGGAGTCTTGTTTGTCGGAGAAATGGAATTGGGACAAGAAGACATATGAAAGGGGAATGGAGGTAAATTCAATATATTTAGCAAGCGGTCAGCACGATATTAGATATTTAAAGATGCCGGGTCGTATCCAAATAGATTTGTATAATTATTTTAGAAGGGATTATAGTTTAATAAAATATAAGTTGGATTATGTGGCGGGCTATTTTATAGGTGACAAGGTGATAGAGATAGAGTTTACAGAAAATGATTTTACGAAGATTTATACAAAGAATTTGACAGGGCTGGATAATGGGAATTATATAACATTTGAGGAGGAGGCACATTCTACGGATAATTATAAGGATGGTAAGAAATTCGAGGTGGGGGAAATAAATTATGAGGAAGGGTCATTTATGATATATAGTAAAGAGGAATTGAATATGAATAAACGGGTGCGGTGGGGTTTAGCGAAGGATGATGTAACACCGCAGGATATATTTAGATTAACAAATGAAGGGCCGGAAGCACGTTCGATTATCGCAAAGTATTGTATACAAGATTGTAACTTGGTGCATCATTTGATGCGTAAAATAGATGTGATGACATCTTATATTGAGATGGCGAATTTATGTAGTGTTCCGATGGAATACCTAGTTCTTCGAGGGCAGGGGATAAAACTAACGTCTTATATTAGTAAAAAATGTCGGGAAAAGAATACGCTAATGCCAACTATTTCGAAAGAATTAGGTGATTCAAGTTATGAGGGAGCGATAGTATTGCCACCAAAGTGTGATTTATATCTGGATGATCCGGTAGCCTGTGTAGATTATTCGTCACTATATCCAAGTAGTATGATAAGTGAAAATATCTCTCATGATAGTAAGGTATGGACGAAAGAATATAATTTAGAGGATGAACTAATCGTTGAAAAAGGAGAAAAGAATGAGGAGGATGTCTATATTTATGACAACCTAGAAGAGTATGAATATGTAGATATTACCTATGACACTTATAAATGGCAACATAAAAATAATAACCCGAAATCGGCGATGGAGAAAGTGAAAGTGGGTTATAAAACCTGTCGTTTCGCACAATTCCCCGAAGGGAAAGGTATTATGCCGTCTATTTTAGAAGAGCTATTAGCAGAGCGAAAACGTGTTCGTAAGCTAGGAAAGGTAGAGGAAGACCCTTTTATGGCGAATATATTAGATAAACGTCAATTAAGTATTAAGGTCACGGCGAATTCGCTTTATGGACAGACAGGAGCGAAGACAAGCACGTTTTATGAGGTGGATTGTGCGGCAAGCACAACGGCGACGGGTCGTACCCTATTGACATACGCACAGCGAGTTATTGAAGAAGGTTATAAAAATAAGGAGATAGTTATGAAGAATGGAGAAAAAGTAAAAGTAGATGCTGAATATGTATATGGGGATTCGGTCACCGGAGATGAGCCTTTGGTTTTAAGGAATAAAGAAGGTCTAATTCAAATTAAAACAATTGCTTCGTTGTCTGATGAATGGGAGGCATATGATAATTTTAAACCATTTGATACCGTTCAATCTAATAGGAGAAATAAAGAAAAAGCATTTGTAAATTATGAAGTATTTGCAAATAATAAATGGAACCCTATTAAGAAAGTTATTCGCCACAAAACGAATAAGAAAATCTATAGAGTTAATACTCACCTTGGCTGTGTTGATGTTACGGAAGACCATAGTCTATTAAGTAATAATCGTGAAAAAATTAAACCAGGTGAATGTGTTGTTGGCGAGACAGAATTATTTCATTGTTTTCCACAAGAATTTGATGAATATGATGCGTATGTTCCAAAGCAAAATGAAGAGAAAGAAGAGAAAGAAGAAATTAATAAAGAAGAAATTATTTCAAGAGAAAACATATTTAGAGAGGAATATTTGCTAACAGAAGATGAAGCTAAAGTTTGGGGGATGTTTATGGGTGATGGCAGCTGCGGAAAATACAATTGTAAATCTGGATTAAAATATAGCTGGGCGTTAAATAATAATAATTTAGAGCGATTGAATAAATATAAAGATATTTTGGAAAAGGTAGAACCGATTGAATTCGAGATTTTAGATACATTAGAAAGTAGTGGAGTATATAAATTAGTTCCACATGGGTCAATGAAATATATGGTGGATAAATATCGACCATTAATGTATTATAATGATGCGAAGATTGTTCCAGATATTATCTTGAATGCTAAATTAGAAATTAGAAAAGCATTCTTTGAAGGATATTACGATGCCGATGGATCTAATACAGGATATAATGGATTTGATAAAATCTTTTGTTTTGAAACAAAAAATAAGATTTCGGCTCAAGGGCTATACTATTTGGCAAAGTCAATTGGATATAATTTATATCTTAATATAAATGAAAGCAAAGTAAAAGATGGAAGAGATTATTATAGGATTAGAAGTTGTAAAAATTATAGAAAAAATACGAATCAATTAAAGAAAATGATATATTTAAGAGATTCAGAGGATGAATATGTTTATGATTTGGAAACAGAACATGGAACATTTTGTGTTGGAGTAGGTGAGTTAGAGGTATTTAATACGGACAGTGTGTTTTTCAAATTTAACCCGCAAGATGGTGCGGGAAATCCAATAATAGGTAAGAAAGCGTTAGAACTAACGATAGAGTTGGCGCAGGGTGCGGGAGAATTGGCGACCAAGTTTTTAAAGAAACCGCATGATTTAGAGTATGAGAAAACATTCTGGCCGTTTTGTTTGTTATCGAAGAAAAGATATGTGGGTATGTTATATGAGTTAGACCCGGAGGTATGTTATAGGAAGTCGATGGGAATAGTATTAAAACGAAGGGATAATGCGCCAATAGTAAAGGATGTATATGGTGGGATAATAGATATATTAATGAGGGATAGAGATGTAGAGAAAGCGGGAAGATTTTTGAGGGAAAGTTTGAAAGATATAGTGGATGAGAAATATCCATTAGATAAGCTAATCATTACAAAATCATTGAGGGGTTCATATAAGAATCCGAAACAGATAGCGCATAATGTATTGGCGAATAGGATAGGTAGAAGAGATGCGGGAAATAAACCAAGTGTAGGAGATAGAATTCCGTATATATTTATAAAAAATGAGAATAAGAGGGCGCTTCAGGGGGAGAGGATAGAGACGCCAGAATTTATAAAAGAAAATGATGATGTAGAGATAAATTATTCGCATTATATAACAAACCAGATAATGAAACCGGTTCAGCAGGTATTTGCGTTGGTATTAGAAAAGCTAGTAGATTTTAAGAAAAAGAAAGGGGTAACATTACATCGTTGGCATAAGGAACTGAGTGACTTAAGAGAGAAATATCCAGAGCAGGAGGTGTTTTATAAAAAGGTGGAAGCATTAAGAAATAAGGAGGTAAAGGCGTTATTATTCAATGAATTTATTTAAAACCAATATATTATATGAAGAATATATTGGTAACTGGTGGCGTGGGGTTTATTGGGTCCCATACAAGTGTGATGCTTTTGGAGGAAGGAAATAACGTAATAATATTAGATAATTTGTTAAATTCGAACTATGGTGTGTTAGAGAAGATAATAAAATTGGGAGATAATGGTAAACTATTTTTTTATAGGAAGAGTTTGGGTGACAATTTGGATAATATATTCATTGAACATGAGATAGATGCGGTGATACATTTTGCGGGATTAAAGTCGGTGAGCGAGTCGGTAAATGATCCGCTGTATTATTATGAAAATAATGTATGTGGAACGATAAATTTATTAAGGACAATGGAAAGATTTAATTGTAATAAGTTGATATTTTCATCGTCGGCGACAGTATATGGAAATCAGGAGCCACCATTAAGCGAGGATAAAGAGATAGGAAGAGGTATAACAAATCCATATGGAGAAACGAAACATATGTTAGAGAAGATAATGATGGATTATGTAAAAAGTAATTTAAAGTGTAAAATAGTTTCTCTCCGTTATTTTAATCCGGTGGGAGCACATATATCGGGTGAGATAGGTGAGAAACCAAATGGTAGACCAAATAATTTAATGCCACATATAGTGAACGTGGGGTATAATAATTTAGGGATAGATAAAGATAAAGATAAAGATAAAGATAATGATAATGATAAAGAAATATGTGTAGGAAATAGTTATTTATCAATATATGGAGATGATTATGATACAAGAGACGGAACTTGTGTAAGAGATTATATTCATGTAATGGATGTAGCTCGTTGTCATATATTAGCTATAAAGAAAATAGATAGTTTAAGTAATTATGAGGCAATAAATGTAGGAATAGGGGAGGGAACGTCCGTGCTGGAATTAGTAAATATATTTGAGAAGGTAAATAATGTATTTGTGCCATATAAGTTTGTAGGTCGACGCAACGGAGATTTGGAACGAGTATATTGTGACACCCTAAAGGCGGAGATGTTATTAGGTTTTAAGGCGGAATATAGTGTAGAGAGAATGTGCGAAGATGCGTGGTTTTATAAGTTAAAATCAACGGCGATAATAGAATAGATTAATAAAGATAAACTTAAAGATAATAATTTATATTATGTGATGTTGCAATTTTAATTACACCCGCTTCTTTCGTGTTTTACTTTTCTTATGCTTTCGTTTTTTATATCTTTTCTTTCTCGTTTTTATCCCTTTTCCTACCTCGCCGGTAGTATATCTGGGCACTGATAAGTGGTCTTTGATATGATCACCTAAGTATTTTGACAGATAACACTCATGTCTCGTTATTGGACCCTTTCGTTCTTTTAAAGTAACCTCTCTCCCCTGCATATATTCATCGTCGTCAATATCTTCGGTATCGTCTAAATATTGAGCGTGCACATAACAGGATACATCCTCCAATACTTCCCAATTTATTACATCGGTCATTTTATCCCACTGTGTTTTATGATAGTCAAATATTTCATCATATTTATTTATTAACTTTTTTCTTAACTCTACCCAATTATGCATCTCGTGATTATCTAATATATCGGGTGTCACATATATTGGTTCAGCATCGCCGGTTCTTTCGTCTACTATGGTCATATTTAAATTACTACAAGAAAGGGTTATATAAATTCCCTCCTCACCCGTTTCTGTTATCTCTTCCATATATAAATTGTCTTGACTCTTTAATAATTTCCTTAAATTTTTATCCTCTCTCGAGGCATTGGTCCAACCATCATCCATTACAAAAAACTTTGTATCAGTTACTCTATCCTGATTCCAACCATTATCTTTCCATCGTTTTGAGGTCCTTAATTCAGGGCGCTTTTTCATGGCCTCACTAATCCTTTTTTTTAATGTTATCATCTTTCCGTCTTTATCTCTCATTCTAGATGTTAAACTATTATTTCCGCGAATCTTTATTATCCCTAATGCACCTTCTAATAATGGATTACCTGTAAATGATTGGTCTTTTTGCGGTACAACTAACCCGGGTAAAAAATATCCACCTAATGACTCTTGTATTGTGTTATCTTCGATCGGCTCCCCCTTTTCATTATTAATATTTGGTTTATTATATATTCTTTTTTCTCCATCTTTTTTAAATAAACTTTTTATTATAGTGTTTTTTTTAAAGTTATAAATATAGTCTGGTTCATAATTATCACTATCGACAGAATACATACCAGGAATCAACCCCCAGGTGCTTGATGGTGTTGGATATAATATAAATTTAAGTTTATCATCACGGATTTCATTTTCAAACTCACTAACGGAATGACCTGAATGCAATCCCTCCCGTAGGTTTAGCTTCTCTTCTTTTATATTCATATTCACAGCTAAAGCCGAATGACACATAATAAAATAGATCGGTAGACTCGATAACCACGTTCCCGGAGTTTTAAACCCCTCCCTTTTATATCTTTCTACAATATGTTGTCCTAATCTTGTGCCGTGGTCCTCCCCAATTTCTTTATTGCTTTGTATTAGTAGATGATCAAGCTGTGAGATAATATTTTTAATATCATCATTATCGGGCAAAAAGACCCCTCTTTTTTTACTTATCATTAATATTGTTAAATATTATAAAAAAATTCATTTATTTAATTTACACATAAATCCAATAAAGTATTTGAATTGGTAAGAATTATAAAGTGTAATACCCGACGAATAATATATGGAATGTTTTGGATTTAACAAATGAAGTAATAGATGAATACATATATTTATATTTTAATATAAATATATACCAAATAATATATTACTTAATTATGAGCATAAATCCATTTAATATAACGAATCAATTACTGCCCGAAGATGAGAATGGAGATGGAGGAGAAACCATATGTGTAATATGTCAAGATGACATAAATAGTGCACCAACTTATAGTCTACCAGAATGTCTACATAAATATCATACACATTGTATAGTTACTTGGTTTAGGTCACAAACCCCCGCAAATGAATATGAATGCCCGAATAACAAATCGAATTGTCCTTTATGTGGTAATAAGGGGATAAATAACTTAACATATACAAAAAATACAGGATATATACGAGGATATCTAAAAGCGGCAGAGAAGATGAGAAAAAAGTTTATTCTTAATTATATAAAGAAAAATGAATGTCCAAAAGAATTGGCGGAGATTATTAAACGACAACAAACGGAAAGAAATAAGTTAGTAATCGTTAATAAGGATTTGAAAGAACTATGCGAAAGAATGAAAAATGAAAACACCAACTATCATAAAACTAGAAAAGGGTTGATTGATTTAAGAAATAAAAGACGGGCGATAGAAGGTACTATATATTCGTTAGATTGTGCGATTACATATTTCCCAATTGTCCCTATTATAATACCTATTTCAGTTGATATAAATTAATTGGCGGTGGTTACTAACATACTTACTAACCAAGAACCTAATACTAACCACATAGATGTGATTACATCCGCACCATTTACCATACACCATCTTAACGCTATACAATATGGAGCGGTAACTAATATAGGCGATGTCAAAAATCCTATAAATGAAAAGGGTACACAGAAATATAAATATAATTGACTTGAAAAGAAGTAAAGAAGAATCCAGATAATATAGATTTTGCCTATAGTCCAGATATATTTAATCTTATTTATCATATATTGTTGATAAATATTTTTACATAAATCGAATTTCTCCCGACTAAATAAAGCGATAACCATTTATATTTGATAAAGATGTAGTTTTAGATAGTTTTATAATTTTATTTAGGGTATGCCTGTATGTGGATAATTATATTCCCTGCTGGCGTCATCTCTGTCGCGATTTCTACTACGACTAGGTATATTGTTAGCAATACCCGAACTAGGCATAACTAATCCATATTCAAATGATAAGGCGGCCGAAGAACGATTCGTGTCAAGTTGAGAACGTATATCTTGGGTAATATAATCAACGATATTTTCAATAGAGTTATTTTGTAAATGAAGAGTAGTAGCACTACTATTCGGGCGAGCGATAGAGGTATTTAATGAATAATCATTGCTTGTTGCGGAATGAGTATTAGTCGTCGCATCAGTATTCGTATTAGGATTAGTATTAGGATTAGTATTAGGATTAGGATTAGGATTAGGATTTCGAATATCGTGTCTACATACAGGACAAGTAACATTATTTCTAAACCATCGGTTAAATGATGCGGTAGAAAATATATGGGAACAATGATTTATTTGGGTAACTCGGTCGCTTTCACCAAAAGGGTCTCTTATAATAGGACATTCTGTGTTTACGGGATTTTCGATTTCATCAAACCGGACTACTCTAGAACCAAGAGCGAGTTGTTCTAACGTAGGGGCAACTCTAACAGGTGATAGATTGTCATAATTTATGATAGTTTCTGGATAACGAGGGGGTGAGCTTCTATAATTTTGAGTAGTAGAGTTCCGGGGGGTGTGAGGTATCCGGTGAGTGTTAAAAGGGGTAGAGGTATAATTTCTAGGTATATCATAGAAAGGATTTTCGGTAGGTTCGGGGGGGGTATTTCTGTTCATAAAACTTTGGTAATAATTCCGGGTGGATGGGTTGTGATTTATCCTCATATTAATAATGTCTCGTAGGGAGCGTTCTTGTTCTCGGATTATAGACAATGCGTTATTAATAGTATTTCTAGATAAACTTACTAATTGAAAATATTGTGCGATTTCTTGGTCCATTATAATAGTATAATAGTATAATATATTAAATGTGTTTAAATATAACATTTAATATAAAATAAACAAATATGGATACATATGTAGATAATAAATTTGGAGAATATAGGGATAAAGGATTAACAGGATTGGCAAATTGTGGCAACTCTTGTTATCTAAATTCGTGTTTACAAGTATTATCTCATACATATGAATTTAGTCATTTATTACAAGAGACGTCTTTAAAAAGTAAAGTAAATAACATATCTGATTCGGTATTACTGTTAGAGTGGGAGAAATTAAGAACATTGATGTGGAGTGATAATTGTACGATAGCACCATGGGGATTTGTAAAGTCGGTTCAAAAGGTAGCTTTACTAAAAGATAGGGAGATTTTTAGTGGTTACGCACAGAATGACGTTCAAGAATTTATATTATTTTTAATAGAATCGTTTCATAATTCAATAGCGCGAGAGGTAGACATGGTGATTAAAGGATCTATCGTAAATAAAACCGATAAGTTAGCCAAAACTTGTTATGAAATGATGAAAAATATGTATAAAAAGGAATACTCGGAGATATTAGATCTATTTTATGGAATACATATATCGGTGATATCCTGTAAGAATACAACAGAAAACCTAAGTATTACGCCGGAACCATTTTCAGTAATTAGTTTATCTATTCCGGACATACCGAATCCAAGTATAATGGATTGTTTAGATTTATATTGTAAAAAGGAAGATATGATGGGAGAGAATGCTTGGTATAATGATAAAACAAAGGAGAAACAGGATGTGAAAAGAGGGATTGTTTTTTGGAGTTTGCCGAATATTTTAATAATTGACCTAAAAAGATGGAATATGAACGGTAATAAGAATCATAAAGTAATCGATATTCCACTCACGTCGTTAGATTTATCAAAATATGTGAATGGATATCGTAAAGCGAGTTATAAGTATAAATTATATGGTGTGTGTAATCATTCAGGTGGAAGTAGAGGCGGTCATTATACGGCAAATGTAAAGAATGCTAACGAGAAATGGTATAATTATAATGACACAAATGTAACGAATATAAATGAAGAAGAAGTAATATCAAAAGAAGCTTACTGTTTATTCTTTCGTAAAATAAAATAACATTTTTATATATAATGAATGTTGATTTAAATCCAATATCGGGAATTCCGCACTCAAATAATATATTTGGCGATATGAATATGAATCCAATAGTAATCAGTATACTGGTGATAATAATAATTATATATTATTCATTATTTTCATCTTTAGGAGGAAATATATTAGGTTCCGGAACAGAGAGTATAACGAAAGAGATATCGGCGTTAGAAATAATGTTATGGTCGTTATTTATTATATTACTTTTATTAAATGGAGTAGACTATTTATCTAATAATAAAATTGCGGCAGATATAACGAATATTTTTAGTGGCGATGCGGAGATAGATATTAGGGTTGATGGTAGACCCTCGGGGGATGATAATGAGAATGATAACGAGAGCGGCAATGATGATGACGGTAAACAATTAAAACTAGAAAAGGAAGTATTTCATATTCCAAATAATAAATATACATATAATGATGCGAGGGCTATATGCCAGGCGTATGGGTCTAAATTAGCAGACTACAAACAAATGAAAGACGCATTAGATACAGGTGCGGATTGGTGTGGTTACGGTTGGAGCGAAGACCAAATGATATTTTACCCAACCCAGTATGAGAAATGGAGTAAATTACAAAAAATAGAAGGACACGAACACGACTGTGGAAGGCCGGGAATAAATGGTGGTTACATAGATAACCCAAATATGAAATTTGGTGCAAATTGTTTTGGTTATAAACCAACAATAAATGAGGATTCGACGATGTTAATGCAAAATAGTTCGCTTTATCCTAAAGGTCAAAAAGAAATAAGATTTGATGAGAAGGTATCTAAATATAAGGAACAGCTAAATGAAATGATTATATCACCTTTTAATAGTAAATCTTGGAGTGTTCTATCATTTTCGAATTTATTTTAGTCTTTCTCTTTAGGAAGATTTTGTTTCACATATTTAGATATATCATCTAATATAGGCTTACAATTATAGTTGGTTCCAACATAAACACCAACAATTAAACCAATAGTAAATTGATACATTATAAATAATAATTTTATAAAAAAATTATTATTTATAGTTGAACCCCGTCCCTTTCATTTATACGCGGACGATTCATATTTCGTCGGTTTGCCGAATTAACATGGCGATTATTATATACGGCGTTATTAAAGGTGCGTACATTTCCGGGTACTCTTATATCGGGTCTATTTTGATTTCTAACATTTATATTTCGATTTCTAGCATTTATATTTCGATTTCTAGCATTTATATTTTGATTTTGATTTATTACATGTATATTTTGAAAATCTCTTACCCGATTTCGTTCTACTGTCTGTGAGAAACAACAACACAGATAGGTAATTATTCTTAAACAACGATTATATATACACGAATCCTCATTATTATTCTCCGGCTCTGTATTATTATTCGCAGGCTCTAAATTCGCATTATTAACGTGGCCACGAATTCGAATATCAGGTATAGGGTATTGTACCGCTTCAGGATGAGTATCGGTTTCGCGCGAATTAGTAGAGCGAACGGAGATATTATCAATAATAAATAATTCGTTGTGACATAGAGGACAGCTAGGCGAAGTCTCTAACCACTTTAGTAGACATTCTGGGTGAATAAAGAATTTACAAGAACATACTTTATATAAATTCACCATCTCCACAATTTCAATTAAACCACCCTTTGGGGAAGTGCTAGTATGGTCTTGTAATAAATCGTCGATTACAAAATCATTTTCAATATCTAAATTATTATCAAGACATACCATACATTCTCTAGTATCATCCATAATTAAATCTATATAAATATTAATATTTAGACTATTATGATTATTTATATTTATATTTATATTTAAATCTTTCTACTTTTATTAAGTTTCCTACATCTTTCTACTTTTATTAAGTTTCCTACATCTTT